TGTGACTCACCGAGTGGTTGTGGTCCAGCAGCGCGTGCGTGTGCGAGACCGCACCACCGAGCGTGCCCGGCTGCTGATCGGCAGCCGCACCCTTGAGGTATTTAGCATCCAGTGCGGTCTGTCGTGTCCACCCAGCAGGGACGCTGGCGTTGGTGCCCGGCCAGAAGAAAATCAGCCCCGACGGCAGGCCGGCGTCTGTGGCATCCGACCACGTACTGATCACCACGCTGCCGCCGATCCGGCCGATGGTGCGCGCCCGGTAGTACGAGCAACACGCTTCGTTCGGGTGATCGCAGGAGGAGTCCACCGGCAGACCGGTGCGCGGGACGGAGTAGTCGGTGTACGTCGCGCACTGATCGGTGGCCAGCGGTCCGAGCATAGCGATCGTGATCTCGTCAGGATTGTCGGACTCGACGCACCCCACTCGCTGGATCTCGACGTAGCCGACATCCCCATCCAACTGCCGGACATCCGGCGCGCACACGGTGATGTCGTAGAGCGGAGAGTCGGGGACCTGCTCCACAATCGGGTCATTCGGACGCTGCACCTGGCCAACGCTGACGGTGAACGCGACCGTGTTCTCCAGGCTGGCGTATTCGTGCTGGTCGCCGAGGGTCGTCCAGATCCTCAGGTGCGCCACGTAAGACCCGTTGGCCAGTGGAGAGGTCAGCGTGTCGGTAGCCTGTCCGCTGACGATGCCGGTATCGAACACGATGACGGACCCCTGCGTCACCCAGTACCGGAACTGCCGCGCGGGCAAGCCGTCCAAGTTGATCGCTTCGGCGTGCAGGGTCGGGGTCGCGGTGTCCGTGATCGCGGTGGTGACCGTGCCCGAGCCGTCGATGGTCTGCGCCGTGAAGGTCGGTGCGGACCGGAAGTCGACATCGAGAAAGATCTCATTGATGCGCAGGGCGGTGCTCTGACCCTCGATGTGCGCGGCCAGGATGGTTCCACCATCGGGTGGCGCTCCGAAGCCCCAGGACCCGATCGAGGTCTCCGGGCTCACCGGGAACTGCCGGGTCGCACCGGCAGTCAGCGCACCGGACTGGAGACGCACCCCCCACCACGCGTCGCCGAGCTGGCCGCGGGCACGCACGCGCACCTGGTGGCGGCGAAGCCCCGCACCGGGAGAGTCCAGCGGGGTCTGCAGCACCAGCGGGGCGCCCGCGCCCGACCAGAGCGCGTAGGTGCTGTCGGAGTTGTCGGAGGTGACCCCGTGCAGGGTGCCCGACGGAACTGCCGTCCAGCCGGTGCTGCTGCTGGTGGCGGAGGGCCTGAGGGTGACGACGAGAGACATCGAGTCACCGCACCAGCGCGGCTTGTGCGAGACGTTGGATGATCACTTCTGCCGCCTCGTTTCCGGCCGCCTGTCCTTGGCCGTTGATCACGATCGCTCCGGGCGCGATAGTGAGGGAACCTCCGCGACTACCGCCACCGGCTCCGGCCGCCGTGTTGATCGTCCAGTTCGGCAGCTCACCGGTCAGTCCGGCCAGGGTGGAGCGCACCGCATTGCGCTGATCGAGCAGGCCGCGCTGGAACCCCTGCATCACCAGCTGGCCGGACTCTCGCAAGATCACGCGGTCCAGTGCGGCCGGGCCCTTCCAGCTCGGAAGCATCGAGGTCAGCTGGCCGAGTACGGATTGCACCCGGCCGAAGCCGGCTCGAACGCCATTGATGAATCCGTCGATGACGTTCTGCCCGGCGCTGATCAGCCAGCCTGCCGCTCCGGAGAACGCCCCGATCACGGCATTGCGGGCGCCGACGAGGATGTTGCGCATCCGGCTGATCAGCGTTCGCATTCCGTTGGCTACGGTCGTACCCATCCCGACGACTATCCGGCCGAGGGCTGCGGCTGCAGTATAGAACGCATTGCGCACAATGCCCGGAATGGCGCTCAGCCCGTTGCGGATGATGACCGGGATCCGCGCGATACCGATCCCGATGGTGTTCTGGATGCTGCCGATCCGTTCACCGGTCACGGCGACCGCCGCATCCCACGCCATGTTGAAGGCGGTCCGGAAGGCCTGCTGCAGCCAAGGCTTCGCAGTGCCCTCCCACCAAGGCATGAACTGTTCCTCCCACACGCGGCGCACGAACGCGAGCGCCTCTTGCCACACGACGCCGAGGAATTCCTTCAACGGAGTCCATGCGTCCATGATCGCCCGCACGATGCCCATGAACTTCTCTTCCAGCTTGGAAGCGTCGTCCTCGGCGGCGAACTCTTTAACCTTGTTCCAGACCAGCTGGATCGCATCGCCGAGCGGACCCCACGCATCCTTGAGTCGCTGGATCGCGCCGCTGCCGCCGTCCACGAAGCGCAGGATCTGCCGGCCGATGACACCGAAGATGTCGGACTCGGCCATCAAGCGGAAGGCGTTGTTGAAGAATCCGAAGATGACGTTGAGGCCGGAGATCATCGGACCGAGCGCCTTGAGCGGGCCGAAGATCAACTTCATGAGACCCTCGGTCGTGTTGTCGATCAGGTCCTCGTTGCTGAAGATCGTCCGGAAGAAATCGCCGAGCACGTCGCCGGCGTACTCCAGCCCTCTGCCGAAGCCCTCCAGCGCGGCCACGATGCCGGGCATCGAGTCCTTGATCCCGCGCACGAGCGACCCGACGAACTTCCCGAGCGACTCGTTCAACGGCTTGAGGGCTGGTGCAAGATCCTTGAAGATCGTCCGGAACTCCGGCTTGAGCTGCCGGAACAGTTCAGACAGGTTCTTCATCTCGGCCGCGAACGGCTTGATCAGAGGCTTGGCCGCCTCGCGCCCGACCTCTTTCAAGGTCTTGCCAAGCTCTTTGAAGCCATCCTCCAGGGGCTTCACCTCGCGTAGCGCGAAAGCACCGAGCCCGATCGCGCCGAGCCCGATACCGATACCGGCCAGGGCGATGGTCGCGGCCGAGACGATACCCAGGACCGCAGGCAGCAGCACGGCGGCCAGGACCGCGATGAACGTGCCGCCGACCAGCGTTCCGACCGCGGTCACGATCGGCATCACGGCTGAGCCGGCCGCGGACAGGGCGTTACCGAGCACACTCGCGAAGCCTTTGGCCCCGTCCCTCGCGGTGTCCAGGAATGACCCCCTGGTGCGCCTGCTGAAGTTCCGGGTGAAGCCGTCTCCGGCGCCGTCGCCGGCAGCCGCGCCCATGACCCGGTAGGCCTGCGTGATCTCGCTTTCGCTGCGGCGAGCACCGTCCCGTGCGCCATCCGCAGCGCCGTCAGCGATCTGACGGCCAGCCTGCTGACCGGCTTCCCGGGCGGCGTTCATGTCAACGGGGACCCGGACCGGATCGAGCTTGATCTTGCGGAGTTCCCGGTTGAGGTCGTCTTCGGTCTGACGAGCGAAGTCGCGCACGTCTCCAACGATCTTGACGCTCGCGGTTCCTTCATTCGACACGTGACCAGCCTACGGTGCGACTAGGTGTCACGCCATCTCGGATGCCCGGACATCCCGCGTACGATGACTGCCTATGGATGTCAGCCGCGCGCAGCTATCGAACCTCGGGGATGAGATCGTCCTGGACGACCCGGATGCAAACTGGCGCGTGCGCGTGCGGATGTTCTTCGGCACTGACCGGCCGGCGATTCAGTCGCTCACGGTGGAGAGCCGCGGCAGCGCCGCGGTGACGGCGAGCGCTCTCGCGCAGATCCCTGTCCGTCAGATCGCCGGCGTGGCGGCGAGCGCGCTCAACGGCGACGGGGACGAGACGCACTATCGGATGCTGGCCCAGCCGCGCCGGCAGGGGGAGCGCTCCTGGCCGAGCGACCATTGGGCGCGAGTGTGGCGGGTTGCTCAGTGGGCCCGGCGGACAGGGCGCGAGGGCGGCGAAGCGGGGACCGTGGCGGAGTTCTGGCGGGTCTGCCCGCGGACCGCGCGACGCTGGATCGCTCAGGCGGCACCGCTGTATCGGCAGTCACCGGGCGCCTGACGCCCCCGGTCGGGCGCGGGCCGGCCATCGACTCGAAATCAGTGGCCGCCTGCTCACGATCAACGCGCGCGGAGCCGGGCATCGGCCGGTCCAGGGCGGCCAGGAACTTGACCCGCTCCTCCTCCGGCAGCCGCTCCATGATCAGGGACTGGATCGCATCGAGCACAGCGGCCAGGGGGAGGACATCCCAGCGTATGCCGTCCCTGATCAGCTGTCCGTTCACCGCCGGCCATTGAGACTCCGCGACCGCGGCCAGCAGCAGGGCGGCGTTGACGGGTCGGCCGGCTGCCGCCTCGATCGCGTCCACCAGCGCCTCGCTGAGGTCCGCATCCCGCGAGAGCAGAACGTCTTCCACCTCTTCGCCAGGGATCATCGCGAGGAAGAGATCAGCGCGTGGGTCGATCAGCACCGGCCACCACGAAGCGGCCGGGAGTGCAGGGATGGTGAACTCCTGGCCGCCGATGTTGACCTCGATCGCCCAGCACCGCATCGAGGCGATCGAGTCGTGCTTCATCCCTCTTCGCAACCACAAGTAGGCGTATGAAGATCACGGTGCTTACCGTCTGAACCTACCGGCCGATGTCGATCGCACTCATTGATCAAGCGCTGAAGTCGATCAATGTGCTCTCGCTTCCGATCCTGATCCAGGTCAGAGTTACCGATCCGAGTCTGCGCCACACACAGCGTCTCGCGCAGCATCTTCGGGCCATCAGCGATCTCGTAACTGGTGTTCACGAAAGCTTGGGTGGTTCGGTGATCGCCTGCGGCCGGGGAACTGAGCCGGCTCGGCCGGTGCTGTGCCGGATGCCCGCACGCATGGCGGAGTCCTTCGCCTCGATCAGCCGGTTCAGGGCGGTCGTCAGCTCAGGGCTGTCGGTGGTGATCTCCGTGATGAGTGTTGCGGCGGTCGCGTAGAACGGCTCACTGAAACGCTTCAACTGCTCCGGGAGGTGGGCGAACGTCAGCCACTGCAGCGCGTCACGCACGCCGGGGTGCCGGCCCCGGGTGAGCAGGTCCGCCTGCTCCGCGGTGCCGAAGATGAACTGCGGATCCGGGGTCCTGCCGAGCTGCTCCATCAGGAAGCCTTCCTGCGCGCGCGCTTCGCGGGGGTGGCCTTCTTGGCGGGAGTCTTCTCCTCGCCGCCACCGAACGCCTTGATCGTCAAGGTGATGATCTCGGCCCGGTCGATCAACCCGAGACCTTCATCGAGGGTCTCATCGTCCAGCCAGTCCCGGTCAGCCCTGTTCACGATCACCGAGTCGATGATCTTGGCGGCACGCTCGCCCGCGCGTAGCGCGTCCTCGCCGGTCCATGAGTCGGTGTCGCTGGACTGCAGGTTGCGAACCGTGCGCTGCCAGACGATCAGCTGGCCGTCGGTCGGGAACTTGACCATGATCTCCCGGCCGCGGAACTGGATCGCCCGAACCTCGTCCATGGATGCGGGCGGTGCGGGCTGCGTCACGATTCCTCCGGCCAGGATGTCTGCGGAAGGGGGCAGGGCCACGACCGCGAAGTAGCCACCCTGCCCCCGATGTCACTGTAGCCGATCCTGGCCGGACATCTCATCAGACCTTGCGATCCAGCTTCCACTCATGGTTGGCGAAGCTCCGAGCCTCGGCCTCGGTGTCGAGCAGGCCGAGGCGCACCGTCGCGTTTGCCGGGCTCACTCGCAGGACCTCGAACTTCACCGCGCCGCGGTAGGTCGTCCACTCGGTGAGGGCAATCGCCCACTGGTTCATGGTCTCCGCCAGCTGGAGAACCCGGTAGGTACCGCCGTCTGCGTGGGGCTTCGTGGTCGTCGTCATGCCCTTACTTTACATGCATGCCTAGTAAGTTGCAAGGGGCAATCTCAGCGCACCGTGCCGGCTCGGTAGGTCAGACCCTCCTGTGCGCTCACCTCGCGCAACGCGGTGGTGAGGAACGGGCGCCCAGGGCGCGCGGGCTGGCGCACCTCGCGCGCGTAGACGGTCCGGCTGCCGATCTTGAACTTGAGCACCCCCCCAGGGCGCCTCGCGCGGATGGTCAGCGCGCGCCGGCCGTTGTGCACGGCAGCCGCGTACTCAGCCGTGTACGCCACCTCGCCGGTGACCGTGGCCCCGGTCGCGCCGATGTTGATCTTGCGCGAGCTGCGTAACAGGCCGGTGTCGACCGGGCACAGCACCGCCGACCGGTTGTCGGTCTTGACGGTTGCCCGGGTGACGATCTTCCGGGCTGCCGTCATGCCCGTGGCCTGCAGTCTTGCCCGCGCCAGATAGAGAATTGCCATGACTTCAGGGTACGGGGTTGACGACGACTAGGCATGGATGTAATGTTCTCCATGTCAGCAGCGGCCGGAGCTACTGACAGCCGGGACTCCCGGTACCAATCCGGAAGTGACTGCCGAGCTTGGAGCAACCCGCCTGCACAGCAAGCGGACCTCGGTAGTGGGTCGCGATGGAACATCGGGAGTGCACGCCCGATCCTGACAGCCGGAAAGTTACGGCCCTGGCTCCGAGAAGTCCTCGCGGGAACTCGGCAGGTTGCAAGCGCGAGGGGTGCCGACCTAGTGCGTCGCGTAGATCCGGTTCGCCGGGGAGGACGTGCAGGGGTTGCCGGTTCGATCCGGGCGGCATGCGCAGATACGGTCCAGATGCCTAACCAGCGGAAAGGGCCGGGCAAGCAGATCAGCTCACCTGGTGGTGCCCGAGCAAACTGGCCGGTTGGTCCCGGCGAAGTGCGAGGGGCTGAGCGGGGTTCAACTCCCTGCCTGATCGCGCAACAGGAGGCTGGACCACGTCGTCACCTGAAGCAAGCAGCGCCCGATCGGCCGGCCGGACCACGTCGTCAGTCGATCGGGAACACACCGCCTGAGCAGGCTGAACACGTCGTCAGCTGAGGCGGTAGAAGCCGTACCAAAAAATCTTGCTCCACCCCCTTGCCAACCTTATGGCCATCGCTGTAAAGTAATGGCATGACAACGAAGTGGATCGCAGAGGCCCGGACCGCAGACACCATCGAGAAGCGCAACGCACACGCCGAGAAGTGCCCCGGCCTGGTGACCTGCGACCACGCGACCGAAGAGGTCAACGGATACGGGGACTGCTTCGACTGCGACGGTGAGGGCGTCCGGATGTGCCTCTGCCAGGACTGGACCTGCGAGCAGCGGGGGATGTGACGGAGGGCGGGGCCTCGGCCCCGCCTCACCCCTTCTTTATCAAGATCAACTTGTAACGTTTCAATCGAGACGCCGGGAGCGTGCATGCACTACAACATCCAGGTCCACATCCAGCACGTTCAGGAAGGCATGACCGAGGGCCGCGGCCTGGCCGCACCGAAGCGCGAGCGGGAGGTGACCTCGATGCTGGAACTGAAGATCACCGTGAGCACCGAGGCGGAGGCGTACGAGCGGGCGCTCAGAGTGTTGAGCATGAACCAGCCGCATCCCGAGCCGTTGATCATGCTTGACAAGCCCACGCCCGGCGATCTGCTGGCTTGCCGGAGTGAGCACGGCGTCGGGCATTCGACCTGCCCGAAGTGCTGGCGCCCGTAGCCCTTGTGATCATGATCGATCGCTGACTAACGTCAGACGGATAAGTTCGCGTACGCCCCGCGCCGGTGCGATCCCCGCGGGGCGTACTGCTGTCATGATGCAGGACCGGCCTCGGCGCAGTCACACGCGGGCACCTTCACGGTCACGGTCATCACCCCGCCGGTGCAGCCACCGGAGATGTCGATCGGCAGCCATGGCGCCGGCAACATGTTCTTGACCCGGCCGCGCCCCTCCGGCAGCTCACCGAAGCAGCACAGGGCCCGGCGCATGGCCGCGGCATCGTCCATGTTCGCCTGCGTCGCAGCCTGCCACTGAGCCTCCGTCGGGATGGAGTGCTCGCTCGGCGTCGGCATGCACCGGATGACACCCATCTCCAGTGTCACCGCCCACGCCGTGATGCCCTTCGGGGGCGGTGTCTCGTCCTGCGCCGGGAAGGTGCCGCTGCTCGGGTAGAACGTCACCACCCTCACCCACGCCAAGCCTGAGCAGCACTCATCCTCGTTGGAGCTGAGCAGGTGATCGACCACAGCACCCGTGCGGTGCTGGACGTACAGGGGTGGGTTGTCGACCTTCTCGATCTCTTGCTTGAGGCAGGCCAGCAGCTCATCGGCCAGGGGCATCACTGCCGGGTCAGTCGCCACGGTGGCCGTCCTCCAGCTCCTGAATGCGTCGCGTGTTCTCGATGGCGACCTGAGCGGTCTGCGCGTGCCACTCTTCGTGCAAGCGCTGTGCGCGCACATCTTTCGGCAGCATCGCGTAGCAGGTCTGGCAGAGCACCCAGTCAACCCCCATCAGGCACCCCAAACCGTCATGCGGTCGCACGACTCCGGAAGGTCCGGCGACAGGATCACGGGTGGGGACTGCCTGCGGCCAGGGTTGAGGGACGCGACCACGTCATCGACCTGGCGGATGCCGGTCGTGCCGTCTGCGGCCGAGCCAGTATCGACCTCCAGCTCCACACCCTGACGGGATAGGCGGGTCATCCTGGCCGGAAGGGCGCACGCGCCACCGGCGAGGTGCTTGGCGTACTCACAGGCCAGCAGCGCGGTCGCCACTTGCAGCGCCAGCGGCAGCTCGCGGCCGAGCCCGTAGGTCACCTGGAAGTCATCCGGCTCGGCGCCACAGCTCGGCCAGCACTGACCATCCGTGCGCACCAGCAGGTACGCGCCCTTGGACACGTCCACCCGGTAAGCGCTTTCCTGGACCACTTCGCCGGCCACGATCACCTCGATGACCGAGACGACCGGGCCACGCAACGCGATGGCACAGCCGCCGGAGTTGCAGCACGAGCCGCACCCGCGGTTGAACCACCGGCCGCCGAACAGATAGGGCCCGGAGACAACCGGATCCTGACCGGGCCAGATCGGATAGTCCCGGTAGATCTCCGGCGCCAGCATGTTCTGCCGGGGCTGGATCGCGACCGGGCAGACGCCGTACTGCCGACCGGTCGCCGCCCAGAGGTACAAGCTGGCCATCGACACCGCGGCGTTGCGCAACGCCTCTGGCCGATCCAGCCAGTCATCGCATACGCCGAGCGTGCTCGGGTCGATCGTCCAGCCGCACACGCCGCCGGGGTCCGGCGGTACCGGTGCGTCCCCGGTCCCCGCGACCGCGAACGCCATCAAGAACGCCGCGGTTCCCTCGCCGGCGCCGACCGTCAGGCCGTTCGCCGCCAAGGTCAACTCGATGCCCCAACCGGCAACACCGGTCGGTACCGCGATGGCCGGCGCGTCCCCGGTCCCCGCGACCGCGAGCGCCATCGAGAACTCCGCCACGCCCTCGGCAGGCTCCACCGCCTCGAACACCACATCCACGAAGTAGTTACCCGCGCTGAAGGTGTTGGACGGGTAGATCGGGGTGGCACTGCCGGCAAAAACGCCCTGCGTGAGGGTGTCACCGGCGAGCGCGGGAATCGGCTCCCCGTTCCAGATCGCGTGCAGGTTGCCGTTGGTCAGACCGACACCGTTGGTGAAGTCCGGGAACGATCCGGTCGAGACGTACCGGCCCTCGGTGTTGTGCACGGTGGCGCGGTAGGTCAGGCCCCCGGTAACCGGGACGGGGGTGTCGAAAGTGATCACGTTCCAGGCGGCCGACGTGACCGTGCCGGCGAACACCTTGGTCCCGAGCAACGTGCCCGTGCCGGATCCGGCCGGGTCGTCATCGGAGGTCGGCAGGTAGAGCTGGCCGGTGTAGGTGCCGCCGACCGTAGTGCTGGCGAAGAGCCGGATCCCGGTGATGGTGCCGTCCACGGCGGGCGTGAACGTCACGCCGGTGACGATGCCGCCCGGCTCGACGTTGTCACCGCTGGTAGGTGTCTGGCTGGTGAAGATCGACTCAGGCATACCCGGCCCCCTTACGCGTTGACCGGCACGACGGTGCCATCGTCCGCCCACACGTTACCGCTGTACGTGTTTCCGTTGCCCACCAGGAAGGACGTGACCGTACCGAAAGCGCCACCCTTGCCGGTCTCCGGATCGCGGGCGAGCACGTTGTTGACGAAGACGATGTTGCTCGGCGTGTCCCCGAACGGCTTACCCGGGTTGTGCCCGAGCGAGACGGAGTACCCGCCCGCGGTGACCGGGAAGTAGCACCCGTCGATCAGGATATCGTCCAACTCGGCCAGGTCACCGAACAGATTGAGGTTGTTCGAGGGGCCGCCGCCGTCGCCGTTGTCCAGCACGTCACAGACGATCGTGCAGTGCGTCAGTTCGATGTTGCCGCCGCCGGAGCACAGGAAGCCGCCGGCGTGCGCGTCTCCGGTCGGCGGGATGTATTGACCGTGCAGGTACGAGTCTTCGACGATGACGTTGGTGCTGGCGTTGACCGCGGTGATGCCGCCCTCGATGTCGCACCGGCGAATCGTCATGTTCTGGAAGCCGACCGCCGCGTTGCTCCAGGTGCCGGCGTCTACGTGGCAGTCCTCCAGCAGCAGGCTCGCGCCTGCGGAGTCGATGTCCACGTGCCCGTTTATCTTGCACCGGCGGATGGTCATCTGCACGTTGTTGTAGAGCCGGATGTCCGAGTCGATCAGCTGATCTTCCAGCAGGTACGGACCACCCTGGTCGTAGCCACCAGGGCCTACGTACGGGGTCAGGTCGTCCTCGGTCATCCCGAGGCCGGCGAGCCCGGTGTTGAACGCGTTCGGGAAGCCGTCCGGGATGTCGCCGCCGGGCACCGCCGCCGTGAGGCTGAGCGCGTCGATCGCGTACCCACCCCCCGGGCCGAAGACCTGCCCGCCGGTGAGCGCGACGGAGCCGTAGAACGTGCCACCGGTCGGCACGCTGAACAGCAGCAGGTGAGTCGCCCCGGCGCCCGGGGTGCCTGTGAACTCCAGCGGCAGATCCGGACCGGCCAGAGAGAGAGCCGCCCTGGCCGCGGAGGTCTGATCGGCCGCGGTCGAGCCGTCTCCGATCGCGGCGTACATCGGCACCGCGGATCCCGTGTCCAGGATCGCAGTGATGCCCGCGGTGCTGAGTCCCATCGGATCAGGCCGGGGACGTGCCGGTGATGGTCAGCGCAATCAGGGTGTAGTCCCCGTCCGAGTTGAACGCCTGATCGCCCGACAGGGCGTCGAATCCGTAGAACGTGCCGCCGGTCGGCGCGCTGAACAGCAGCGCATGCGTGGCCGCCCCGCTGGCCGTGCCGGTGAAGGCGTACGGGACACCGGTCGCGGTGATCACTCCGGAGGCGACCGAGGAGGCGAGCTGCACCCTGGCCGCGCTTACCTGATCGGCTGCGGCCGGGCCGTCCCCGATGGCCACGTACATCACGGCCTCGTTGCCGTCTTCCAGCAGCGCGTTGATCCCCGCCGTGTTGAGTCCCATCGTGGGGCCCTCCTCTGTCAGTCCTGCTCAGTGTATGCGACCGGACATCTCATGCACACCGGCACGTCACGAGGGGTTGCAACTTCCTAGGTATGCATATAAGGTTAGTCCATGCCCAGCAAGACGGGCGATTGAAAACTACACAGCGGGAGAAATCATGATCATCAAGGTTTTCTCGGGTGTCCAGGAGGGCGATTTCGTCCGGGGACATATGCGGAACGTCAACCCGAACTGGTCTCAGGTCTGGTGGAAGGTGACCCAGGTCGAGAAAGACAAGCTCACGATGATCAACCGTCACGGTCGGATTCGCGAGGTCAAATTCGAGACCGCCCGGTTTCAGGGGCTCCGGTTCAAGGTCTGGCAACCGGGGGATCCCCGTCAGGACGGCGACAATCTGTGAGCAAGCTGAGCAGGACATACATGGTCAACGGGGAGCCCGTGGAGTACATGGATCCACGGGCTACGCCGACCGAACACGTCTGCGACTGCGGGTCAAGTTGCCTTCCGCGTCGTTGTATGGAATCGATGCGCCGCAGGCCGTACGAGATTTTCGAAGGTCACATCGGCAATGAGTGACACACAGCAGCCCCGGTCACTGACCGGGGCTGCTGCTCGCGCTGACCGGGCCGTCAGCTCGAAAGCGCCTGCGCGCCGCACACCGCTTCCGGCGGTGCCAGCTGCGTCCAGATCGGGAGGTGGTGGGTGTCGCTCTCGATCGGCGTGAACAGCGGGGCGGGGTCACCTGCGGCGTCCCGGACCACGTCGTACGGTCCGATCCCCCACGGGGTGCCGGTCCGCGTACGCCCGACCACCGTGAAGGTGATCATGGCGTTGGTGATGACGATGTCCTCCATGAGGGCACCCTCCACCACCCACGGCAGCAGGTTGTACCCGAAGAACGGGTACGGGTCGCCGGGCAGGCACTCCTGCTCGGCGTTGCCCATCCACGCCTCGAGCGCGAAGTTGGCTGTGGCGAACTTGGACTGCGTGACGGGGAAACCGATCGTGTTGCCCTGGTCGTCCAGGTACGGGTCCAGGCCGGTCACGATCGTAAACAGCTCCGGATCCACCTCCTGGAACACGATCGAGACCGTGTACCAGTTCAGGTCGGGCTTGCTGCGCTGGTTGATAATGGCCCGGCCGGCGGCGTTGCGCTGGTAGAAGCGCTCCCCCTCCTCGACCTCCGGGGTCATCGTGATGGACACGAAGCCGTCGGACACGGCGTAGGCCGCGTCCCCGTACTCCGGGTTGCCACACTCGTCCAGCAGGGTCACGCGCATGGTCTCGCCCTGGACGGGTTTGGCGCACACGAGGTTCGTCATGGGGAAGTCACCTCCAGGGGGTCATACGTTGCACGTCCGGCGAAGCAGTCGAACGACACCGCGTAGGCGCGCTCGGCCAGGATGAGTTCGAGGTTGGTGATGCGATCGAACGCGGTCGCGAGATGCACACGAGGGGCCCGCCAGACGGTGGTCTGTCCGGTGACGATGACCTGGCCGGATGGGTAGGCACCGAAGCTCCACACCGACCCGAGGGGGGTGACCTTGCGAACGCCGTCCTGCTGAATCAGCCCGGCCTCGGCGGCGAACGCCGCGACCTCGACGGGGGCATGGATGTAGGCCACGCCGCCGTAGCCCTGCTCGGTGTAGGCGTAGCGCTCCAATGCGCCCACGACCTCGGTGATCAGGCCGTCTTCGTACCCCGGAGGGACCGGGACCGCCTGATCGTCCAGCGACCGGATCCCGAGGGCGTTGCCCTCGAAGTCCATGCCGGTCCAGAGCGCGCTCTCGACTGCCGCCATCTCGCCGGACTCCAGGCGCCGCAACGCCTTGGTCTCCAGCTCGGCCTGGTCGTAGCCGACCAGCGTGCACTCCATCGAGCTGAGCGCCACGAAGACACCCGTCTCGATTTCCTCGTCATCACCCTCGATGGGCTTAACGGGGGCCGCGACCTGGCCGCCGTAGCAGTTCACGCCGTAGGCGATCGAGCTGCCGCAGCCGACCGGGACGTACCGGACGCCGCCGCCCTCACCGTGTTCGCCGAGATCGAGCGGTCCGATCGCGGCATCGAACAGGCCGTACCGCCGCCGAAGCGGCTCGGGTGCCGGGACGTTCATCCCGGGAATCAGTGCCATCGGTCTAGCTCACCTCCTTCGTGATCAGTTGCGTGACGCTCCCCGGCAACCCGTCTCCGGGTCATGGGTGATGCAGCGGCAGGATTTGCCGGGGAGCGAGATCACGAAGGTCAGGCCGGCTGACCGGTGACGCCGGCGGTCGGCAGCGGGGTGGTGTAGTACCGCGACTCGGCGCACATCTTCATGATGTTGAAGCCGTCCTCGGCGAACAAGGCCGTGTATTGGTTCTGGGTGAGCATGGCGTTGTCGTAGACCGTGTCCAGCTGGACCACGTCGCGGACCGGCTTCAGCCAGGTCCCCGCCGGGTAGATGATGAACTCGACGTTCGCCGGGAAAGTCAGGATCGGGGTGGCCGCACCCGGGCCACCATCGACACCGGAGAAGGCGTCCTGGTAGTCGTACACGAAGTGGGGGACGACGTTGCGGACCCGGAACCACGCCAGGATCTCAGCGTCCGTGACGGCCATCTCGGCGACACCGGCACGCCGAGCCATCGCGGCACGGATCGGGGCCATCGACCAGATCGGGAGGACGATCTCCAGCGTCTGGGTTGGCGCCATCCGGTGGCGGTAGCGCAGGTCCACAGCGGCCAGCTCGACGGCCGAGAGGATCTGCGAGGCGCCGTCGGTGTTGTTCGCCGGAAGCGCGATGGTGCCACCGTTGGTGGACTGCGCCCGGATGCGCTGGATCACGGAGGCGTTGACCTTGTGGTCCAGACCGATCAGCGCGTTCTGGGTGAACTGGTCGATCGCCTCCGGGTAACCCCGGCGCTGCAGCAGTGCACCGGTGAGGCAGAGGTACGCCACGTCCATCCGGACCTCGACGAATTCGGGGCAGGGGATCTCGACGCAGACCTTGTCCACGCCGTTGATCACGTCGTACTCGGTGAGGATGACGTCGCCGTCGTCACCGATCTGGTCGTAGACGCTGGCGAACGAGATGCCGCCGTCCTCCGGGATGAAGAATCCACCGCGGGAGGCCTGCACTTCCGGCACGTCCAGAATGCCCTCACGGGTCGCCAGGGTGCACAGGTCGTAGATGGTCTCGCTCGGCGCGCACCAGCCGGCCGCGGCGGTCAGCGCTACACCCTTGTTGACCTGACGCTCCATGGCGTTGAACAGCGAGCCACCCGGAAGGCGGGACTGCTGGCGCGCGTGCTCCAGCACCTCCATGGCCTTGTTCGAGTCGGTGATACGCAGCTGCGCATCGTACTCCCGGCGCACGTTGACGGCGCCGTGACGAACCAGGGACCGCCCGCCCATCTTGAACGCCGTGCCACCCTTGCCGATCGGGGTCTTGCCGGCGCCCTTGCCGGAGCCGCCGCCGTACGAGGCCAACCGGCGCTCGATGATCTGCGCGGCTTCCGCGAACGAGGGGATCTCCTGGCCGGCGTTCGGCACGTCCGAGGAGGCCGTCAGGACGGCGCGGCGCGGGGTCTCGATCTCGGCCGGAGCCTCGATGGTGGAGACGGGGGTGCGCGTGGCGGTCACGGCCTGCGGCGCCGGAGCGGACTCCGGGGCCGGCTCGGTCGCGGGCCGGATCTCCGGCGCGGACTCGGGCTGCGCCTCGGGCTGCACGGTGAACGCGGCGGCGAGCTCGGCGCGCGCTGCCTGAGCGGCGGCGTCCTCCTCGCTACGGCGGGCGCCCTCGGTGCTGACCGAGCTGAACAGATCGCGGACCTCGATCAGGTGCGCACTGGTGGTGCTCTTGTCTTCGGCCGCGGTGCGGGCGTAGGCCTCGACGCGGGTCCGGAAGTCGGCGAACTCCTCGGCGCTGAGCGCACCGAGGTCGGCCGGGATCTGGAGGTCCTCCGGGAACATGGGTCAACTCCCTCATGGGGTCGGCGTGTCGTGCTCCCGGCCGGTCCGAAACGCTGCACCAGGTGCTTACGCTGGTCATCGTACACCGTACAGGGGCCATCTTGATCCGCATGTCCTCTTGCGAACTTCCTAGGTATGCCTGTAAAGTTGAGGCATGAAGATTCGGGTGGTGCTGGAGATCGAGGTCGACCCTGCGGAGTGGGTCGATGTGGACGGTTGCGAGCGTGGCGAGGTACGGGACTCGGTGAAACGCTACGTGGCCAACCTCGCTCAGCAAGGAGCCATGCTCGATGAGGCGGGAGCAGAGGTCACGCTGCGATGAACAAGCCCGTCCTGCTGGACCTGTTCTGCCGTATGGGCGGGGCCACGGTCGGCTACCAGCGAGCCGGCTTCTACGTGATCGGCGTGGACATCGACCCGCAGCCCGGCTACCCGGGCGACGAGTTCGTTCAGACCGACGTGATCGATTACCTGAGCCTGATTCCACTCGGCCCGTCGTTCCACGACCTCGGCGAGCGCCCCGCTCTGGCGCACGCCTCGTGTCCGTGCCAGGAGGGCAACACGGCCACGATGACCAACCGGACCCGGGGCATCGCGGACTCGCATGTGCAACTCGTGCCGCCCACCCGGGCGCTGCTCGACCAGATCGGCATTCCGTACGTGATCGAGCAGCCCACCTCATCACGGGCGGGCCTGATCCGCCGAGACCTGACTCTGTGCATGGACATGTTCAAGGGCGACATGCCCCCGCCATGGGTGCAGAAGCACCGCTCGTTCGAACTCGGGAACTGGCCGAGCCCGCTACCGGTAGCGCCGAAGCACCCGAAGCACGCGGGCAAAGTGCGCGGTTGGCGCCACGGTGAGTACTTCGACGGCCCGTACGTCGCGGCGTACGGCAAGGGTGGCGGGAAGGCTACCGCCGCGGAAGCCGCGCACGCCATGAAGATCGACTGGATGACCGACCGGTTCGATCTCTGCGAGGCGATCCCCCCGGACTACACCGAGTTCATCGGCCGGGCGTTCCTCGCCGACTGAACACGAAGCAGCCCCCGGACAGCGATGTCCGGGGGCTGCTGCTTCTGGCCGAGTCAGGCTGCCTTGATCACCTCCGCGCCCGGGTGCTTGGCGGCATACGCCAGCGCCGCAGCCTCGGTGCTCTTGGTGATCTTCAGGCCACCCGGCAGCTTCACTTCGAACCGCTGCCGGTTCGCCGCCTTGTTCTTGCCGCACGCACATGCCATCGCGTCAGTTCCCCCCACTCAGTTCGGCCAGAAGCGCTTCCCGCGCGGGGCGGGCCGCCTCCTGGAGTGCTGCCGCCAGCTCGGCGGCGGCACGGTCGCGCGCCTCACGGTCCTGAGCCTGCCGCTCCATGGCTCCAGCTACCTGCCGAGCCAGCGTCTCCACGTCAAATATCGGATCCGGATAGGCTGCCAGGGGCGTCATCGGCTCCGCCTCCGGCCCGAGCGCCGCGGTCAACGCGACCTGCCGGCCGCCGCGAGAGAACGTCTCGATCGGGAAGCCCGGCTCGGAGTGCTGCCGGGGGCCGGGCGCCAGGGCCAGCACCTCCACCAGCGACAGGCCGGCCGCGGTCTCGCGCCAGTCCCCGGACACCTTGCGGCGCGAGAGGATGGCCAGGTCCCCCTCTTCCAGGTCCGGCTCCAGCCGGCCCGCGACCGCGATGCCGAACTCGTCTTCGTACGCCCGGACGTATCCGGCGACCCGCTTGCCGTCGTGCACCGACATGGCACCGGCTGCGGTCGCGGACAGCGCGGCATGCTGGCCGCCGACCGTGATCCGACCCGCCCAGACCACGCCGTCCTCAGTCTCGATCGGGAAGCGGTTGAACGCGGCGTAGTCCCCGGCCGGGTCCTTCGGGGCGGTCACGCAGACGTCTGCGTACCCGACGTGACAGGTGCGCCAGGTCGCGATGTGCCCGAAGACGTGGCCGGTCTCGGTGTCGTAGGTGATCGGAGTCGGGCCGGTCAGGGCCCGGGAGAAGTCGGCCGCCGCCGGCCGGGTCGCGACACCGACCGAAGCGATCAACGCGAGCGCCGGGGTGCCGGCCTCGTTCGGGATCAACTCCAGCGGCCGGGTCGTCTCGGCGAACGCGGGGATCGTCACGAGCGTGGCCGCGCGCACCCGGCCGGAGGTGATCAGCAGCTCCAGCTTCGGCTCCTGGCCGGTGGCCTGGAAGTGCGCCTCGAACGCGGCTTCGGTCATCGGCTCATCGGAGCCGGTCATCACCGGTACGCCCTCGAACGTGTCCAGGTCCACCGAGGGGCCGAGCGTGCCCTTGCTCATCAGGTGCATGACCTCGGCGACATCCTCGGCGAGGCGCGGCATGGCCTCCCGGTCGATGTCGTCGTACAGCTCACCCTGGCCCCACACCGCGGTCATGTCGGCGCGCATGTTGCCCGCGGCCTCGGCACTGATCCAGTCATTCGCGATGGCCTCGGCCACCGTGCCGATGTGCGCCTGCTGGACGGCGCCGACCGCTACGGCGCCGTCGTGGCCACCCTCGCGCTGCCGGACCCACTCCATGCTGAAGGGCACCTCGGCCAGGGAGATACCCCCCTGCGCGAAACGCCGGCCGTCCCCGGTCGGCAGACCGATCGGGGCCAGCATCGTGCGGAACCTGGTACCCATGCGTCACACCTCTCCGAAGCTTGCGGACATCTTAGCGCTCAGGGCCGGAACTGCCGGTTGCTGAGATCCACGCTCTCTCCGGGCTCCACCAGCAACGCGGTACACCGGCACTGGATCACCTCCTGCGGTGGTCCGGCCGGGTCACCGGGAAAGGCGAGCGCGAAGCCGCCCACGGTGAACGGCTGGCCGAGCGGCACCCGCTGCTGATCGGCCAGGGAATGGCTGGGCCTCGTGCGACTGTCCTCGGTCGCCAGCCACACCTGTTCGTACTGCTCGCCGGTCTCTTGCGCGACCACCTGAAACGCGTCGTGGCGACCGGCGTTCAGCGCCCCGATCGCCTCGGTGCGCGCCACCACGACCGCCCGGTTCTCCCACCGCGGGGTGCCGGTGGCCGAGAGCGTCTGCTCCACCCGCTCCGCCAGCTTCGGGATCGACTCACCGAGGTTGACGCCGGCGGCCATCTGCCCGGCGACCAGGTCGTAGACCTCGTCCGGTGTACGGACCAGCCGGTTGCGGACCTCAGCGAGATAGCGCGCCACGAACACCCGTTGATCCCATGGGTAGTCGTCACCGAGCAGCGCGGTGTACCCGTGGCGCATGGCCGGCTCGACGGCCTTGGTGATCACCAGGTCCACCGCCTCGCGCCACGCCGGAGCCAGGGCCCACACCGCGTCCATGTCCGGTGGCCGGTCGCCGCGCAGCACACGCCGTGACAGCTGCACGAGCCAGTCGGACAGCGCAGCCCAGAACGCATCGCGAATCGATCGCTCGGTGGCCAGCACATCGAGGCGCGCGTTCAGGCGCTGCGGCAACCACGGGTCGCTGCCGTCACCGTTCCACACCGGTTCGGTCATGACGGCCGCCCACCGATCCCGAGGTACACGCCGGCAGCGATCCCGAGCACCGCCATCAGCGTCACGACCAGTAGCACCTGCTTGGTCTCGCTCATGACCACATCACCGCCGCCACGCTCCATGTCGCCCACAGGGCCGTGTACGCGCTGACCCATGCCGCCACCCGCCAGGTCACCAGATCACCGCGTAGGCGATCGTGAGCGCCAGCCACGCCAGTCCGGCCAGATAGGGGGCCGCCCGATGATCGATGATGCGCCTCATGCGGTCACCAGTCCCCGGCCTCGGTTGGCGATCTCCAGTGCGGCGAACAGCAGGTCATCGTGGTGGCGCATGCCGCGGGTCAGCAGCTGCTCCACGTAGCCGGACAGCAGCTCCTGCAGCCGCTCGGCCGGGACACCGAAGTCGGCCGCGGTCGTGGCAATGTGCGTCCAGCTGCCCTCGGTCACCGTGGCCGCGCGCTGCGGGGTGAGCGGCCCGATCTGTGCGTGCAGCTCATGCCGGGGGATGTCACGCCACTTGCCGTTGCGCTCCTGCGGAGTCGCGAGCCGACCACCGGCCAGCTCCAGCGCACGCAGCACGTGCAGGCGGCAGGTCGCGTTGAACACGACCTGCTGACTCGGCCCGGCCGCAGTCAGCTCGGCGATCCGGCGATCGAGGATCGCGGCGGTCAGGGCCGGACGCTCCGGGGCGATGCCACCGTTGGGTGGGGAGTCCAGCTGACGCTCACTCGGGTCGTCGTCCGGGTCGCCGTCGGTGTTCTGCTCGGCGGTCGGTGGCAGACCGACACTCTCGACCTGAGGCAGCCCGAGCGCGGTTTGCACGGCGCGGTCCAGGATCAGGTCGGGCTGCGTCTGGATCAGCTTCAGCAGGATCTGCTGGGCGCGCTCGGTGACGCTCGGCATCTGCTCCGGGCTGAAAGCCGCCGCCTTGACCATCTCGACATCCGAGAGCAAGAAGCGGTCATACAGCTGTCCGGCCTCCTCGATACGGTTCGGGCGCGCGGCCAAGGTGCTGGTGTCGAACGCGAACGCGAACCGGTCGATGTCCGCCTCGCGGCCCATCGCGGTCAGCGCCAACCGCAGGAAGCCCCGGGTCAGCGCATCGGCGATCAGCGTCAGGTAGCCGCCGATCCAGCGGGTGCCCTCCTCGCTGATCAGCCACGCCGTCCAGTGGTTCGAGTTGCCGATCCCCTCCAGGACCTCTTTCGGGATCTCGGCGGAGGTGCCGAGGCGGCCGATGGCCTTGTCCTTCATCTCGCCGATCTGGTCACTCAGCTCGGACCAGAACGTGATGGGACGGATCTTGTCGACATCGGGCATCAGGTGATCGGGCACCGAGAACACGATCGGCACCATCGCGGAGGCGGTGCTCTGATCCACCATCGAGGCGGACATCGCCCGTTGCATGTAGGCCATGAAGCCGTTCAGGCCGGGTGGGTCCTCAGGCTTGCGGGGGAAGTCCATCGACTCCGGCACCGGCATGATGCCGGCGCCGGTGAGCCGGGAGTCCAGCTCGGCGAACTCGCGTTTGGTCAGCAGCTCGATCTCCCGCAGCACCGGGATCGCGGAGCGGGTGAACGAGTCGGCCTGATCGCAGTCGTTGGGGTGCGGCCGGTGACAGCGGATCATCACGTCCACCTTGTCGGTCAGCTCCAGCCAACCGTCCCCGCGGTGCTTCGGGCGCCGGACCTTGATCCGGCCGCCCTCGTTCTTCACCCCGGCGCCGGTGACCACGAACCACGCACCACGTGCCTCGTGCGCCCCCTGAGCGGCTCCCTCGCCGACGATCCAGCACTCACCGGGGACCGCTAGGTCCAGACCCGCCAGACGGAGGTTGTCGTCCCTCTGAGCGCCTTTACCGAGCGGGACGGCGGCGAGCTGCCGGATCACCTCGTCCTCGGTTTCGCCGGTTTCCTCACCCGTCTCGTCCACCTCAGTGACGTACAGGCGTGCCTTGGCCACCGAGTCACCGATACGACCGGCCAGGAAGTGCAGCTCCGGCACGATGTCGTAGAGGCGCCAGGCCTCGATCTGCCAGTCCCGGTTGCCGAACTTGTACGTCTTCCAGCTCGACTCGACCGAGAGATCGACCATCGCGGTCGCGGCGGTCAAGGCCGGCCCGGCGAACTCCTCGGTCACGGCCCTTGGCCGGCGAAGCGCCACGTGCTACCTCCCGAGATTGTGGATCATGCCGGCAATCTGGCTGAACGCCCCGACCAGTCCGAGACCAATCATGACGGGGGTATCTCCCCAGGCCAAGAGCAGGGGCACGGCTGCGGCGCAAATCCAAATGCTGGTGCACCAAGGGCACTGGATCAGCGCGGCCAGGAAAGACCCTGCCGTAGCCGGCCTGTCGTCCAGCCATCCGATCAGCCATTCGCGCGCCGGCTCGGTGATCGAGTCCTGGACGACCAGCCCCGTCACTCGGGCCACCGCAAGAGCGTAGATCACCAGCAGCACGGTAACGGGGATGTCGCTCATGCGGTCATCCTACGGGATCAGTGGACAGTCTCCGTCTCGGTGATCCGACCCTCCTGCCGCCGGGGCTCATTCGACATCCCTCCCTTCCGGTCCCCATGACTACGTCATATGGGGACCGGAAGTGGGGATGTCGATTCGCTGGTTGCCCAGTGACAACCGGAAGTGGATTCGGATGTCAAGGGAAAGTCAAGTTTGTGCAGGTCGCAGCCCGGAGTGTCTTCCGATCGTTGCCGGAAGTAGACATCGATGATTGTCCATATCTACTGGAAAAGATGATCTTGGCGCCGGAAAGTCATTGTGCCCCTGACCTGCGCATATTCAATTCCTACAAAAACACTTCCGGTTCCAAACGACCCCTGAATCCGGAAGTGAAGGGAAAGTGACGGCGGTCACGCCACAGCAAGCGCCTGACCAGCACCGATGCAAATCAACCCAGGTTCGGATGTCCGATTTGCCACGAAAGAGCCCCCGACGTCTCATGCGCCGAGGGCTCCACCCGATCCGTGACCCACCTACCGGATCACCTATCCGTTACCCCGAGCTGTGCACGCACGCTAGACGTAGCGTCATCATTGAGGGGTCGCCACCCGAGCACCTCCAGGTCCCGGATGTACTCCCGCACGGCCGACTCCCGGGGCCAGATCCGGCCGTCCACCAGGAACCGGCTGATCACCGGGTCGTACCGCACCAGCGCCAGATCCCCCTCCGGTGAGCACCACCACCCCGTCAGGGCCTCTTCCACACCCCGCACCGCCTCGGCCTCCCGGCGCAGCTCAGCACGCCTCCCAGCCTTCCTGGCCGACAGCACCCGCCCGATCCGCTGGCCGCACTGCAGCACCGCCACGACGCTCAGCGCCCCGGCCGCCACGACCCCCGCGACCCGTCTCGGATCCTCGACCGGTCCCGCCACCATCCATCCCGCCACCGCGCACCAGAGCGCCGCGGTCGTCCCGAGAAACACCGCCGCGCGCCCGTCCTCACTCATACCCATCTCGCATCCCCCAAACCTAGTCGCATGTATATAGTCACTGATTTTGACTTTCCGGCCCGCTGACCTGGACTTCCCCCACTTCCCGGAGCCACTTCCGGGACTGTCAGAACGACGCGTTCAGCAGCGCCTCGGACTCCCGCGCCCGCCGGATCCAGCCCGAGCGGGTCAGTCCCCGCGCCGGCCCGATCAGTCCGGCCGCGGTCAGCTCGGCCAGCACGCTCGCCTCGGCCTGGACCACCGCACCCTCCCTGGCCGCCGTGTTGATCAGCGCCGTGACCGCCTTGCTTGTCAGCTTCATGTCCTCTAACCTACTAGGCATGAATAGAAAGTTCAACCCCTCACCCGACCCGAGCAGGGAGCAGTCATGAAACGGCAGGCCACCGGCAGCATCTCGATCAGCACGGACGCCATCGCGGAAGCGGTCGCCGAACATCTCCAGCCCATCATCGAGCGCCTGTCCGCCACCCCCGCCCCCCTGTCCACCGATGAGATCCGCCACGCCCTCGCGGACGTCATCGGCTCACTGGCGGCCTTCCGGGGCATGCCCGAGTCGGACTATCAGCTAGCCGTGCAGATCACCATGGCGCTGCAGGCTGCCGGCTACACGCTGATCTCCACCACCACTCCCGCCTCCGAGGTCGAGACGGAGCCGGCCCAGACGTGGTTCAGCCGCGAGTCCGACTGACTCACCCGTTCGGTTGACTTGCAACTTCCTAGACATACCTATAACGTTCATCGCAGCACAGCAGAACCGAGGGAAGAGGCAACGCGATGAAGCTCAGCGACCTGCTCACCGGCCGCGCCCGGATCTCCGCGGCCGAGCAGCCGGAGCAGCCCGACAACTACATCGGCCGGCACCGCGCCCGGGTCACCGTCCTGGCGGTCCCGGCGCCCCGGCCGCAGAACGTCCCGATGCCCGAGTGGGCATCGGCGACCGCTGACATCTAGGTGTCCAGCGCGTCCGAGCATCGCACCGATGTTCAGCTCGCCCGGGTCCGCATCGGCATCCTGGAGTCGCACCTGCGCGCCATCCGCGCGGAGACCGACCGGGTCGCCGATGCGGTCCGCGCGGCAGTCGGTGATCCCCCGCGCGTCGAGAACGGCAGGCAGGCACTGGAGGCGATCTTCACTCTCGCCGAGGAGATCGACCTGGCCGCCTGGACCTGTGGTCAAGCACGTCATCAGCTCTTCACGTACATGGAGGAATTGTGAGTGGCAGACAAGCACATCAGGAGTCCGTCGCGGTCGCACGGGCTGAGGTGGAGGCGCTGATGCATCGGCTGATGGCGACCTCCGAGAAGCAGAAGGAGGCCCTGAACGCGGTGGCCAACGCCGTCGGGGACGACCCGGGGGTGGACTCCGGCCGCGCCGCGTTCGAGTACATCGCGTCACTGGCCGACCGGATCGATGAACTGGCTCGCATCTGCGACAACGCGATGATGCTGCTCGACAGTTACGGCCAGGGCTTCTAGTGAGCCGCGACGGGCACATGGCGGCGTTGATCTACTCGCAGCGCCAGCTCACCCTGCTGGCCGCCTCGATCAGTGAGGTGCTCGAACAGCAGGACCAGGTACTGGCCTCGATCGCGGTTTCCTGTGGCCTCGAACAGAACACCGAGGACTCCAGTGCCGCGTTCATCAACTGTGCCGCCATCGCCGGCAAGCTGCAGGAGGCACTGCACCTGTGCAGTCAGGTGCGAGAGAGCCTGACCGCGTACGGTTCCCGTTTCTGACGAAAGAGGTATGGCACTCATGAGCACCAAAAAGACCAAGCACCTCGGGCTGGAGTCCGGCAAGAGCAGTAGCAAGTATTTCACCCCGAACCCGCAGCCGTACGCCGGCAGTGAGCGCAGCTCGGTGATCAGCAAGGCGATCAAGGTCATCTTCCGGACAGCTTCCGGCAAGAAGATCAGGTAACACTCCGCACATTCAGTACATATCAGTCAGCGCCGCACCTCGGAAACAGGGTGCGGCGCTGCTTCATGTCAGGAGGAAACGATCATGCCGAGCAGTCCCCCGTCACGGGGTGCCCGCCCTGGCCGCCCGAACCGTCCCCGGCCGGTCGGCAACCGCATCCCCGCCCGTACCCGCGGCGAGCGCAGCCGGCTCGCCGGCGACTCGTGCGCCGTCGTCGCGTTGCTGATCCTCGCGGTGATCCTCGCGCCCCCAGCCTTGCTCACCGCATACTTTCTGCACTAGGCTAGCAAGTGTCGGTAAGCGTGGGCGGAGTTCCTACCGCTGCTCCGCCCACACCGCCGGCCAAGCCCCGGGGGAGTCATGAATCCCCCGCATGGCAAAGCACCCTTCCCGCAAGGGCGGGGGCGCGAGGTGGTTCGAGTCCACCAAGGGGCACGTGTTACCGGCGGGATGACTCATCAGCGACATCGAGAGAGAACCCCGGTCCGCATCACGCCGAGGACGGAAGGTTCTGCCGTGACATCCCGGAGAGACGGGACGGCATGGGTGGATGTCGTGACGGTTGGTCAGTAAGCGCCGACGAGGGGGCCGAGCCCGAGGGGGCCCGGAAGTAGCCGGCGCGAAGCAGGGGCGGGAACCGATTCGGTTCCCGCCCCTGCTGCCGTGTGTGCCTCAGGCGATCGGCCGCGGGTCGTTGACCGGCGTCACCTGCGGCCGGATTCCGGCCAGGGCGAACCCCGCCAGGATCACCGCCGTGACGCCACCGACGACCTCCTCCGACAGGTCCAGGCCGTACTGCGCGAACAGCGCGGCCACCGCCACGAACGCCGCGGTGAACAGAGCCGGCGCCACCGGCCGGGTCGTCACGGCGATCAGCACGCCGGCGATCGCCGCGGTCAGTGCCGCCGCCTGTCCGGCGTTCAGGAAGTCGATGTTCATAGCGGCGACCGCGGTCAACACCGCACCGATGAAAGCGATGACCGTCGCCGGCTCGCGCCCGAATACCCGCATCAGATCCCCTGTCCCGGCGAGACCGCGTTGAGCGTCCCGCCCGTGATGTTCAGGGTGCCGGTGAACACCCCGTCCTTACCGTCCCGGCCGTCCTTGCCCGGCATTCCCGGCAAGCCGGGTAGCCCGGGTGCGCCGTTGACGCCGGCGTACTTGCTCATCATCGCGGCCAGCATGTGCCAGCCCTGCCAGCCCGTGATCATGCTGGCCGAACCCGAACCGGCGCCCGCGTGCTTGCTGCGGTAGGCGTTGACGGCGGCGTTCATCTTGTCGCCGTACACCCCGTCGATGTCCCCGACCGCGGTGCCGTACCCGAGCGAGTGCAGGACGTACTGCCAGAACTTGACTTCCTGACCCTCGTCGCCCTTCTTGACCAGCATCTCTTCTCCCTCTCCCCCTTGCGTCAGCCCGGTCTGTGCGAAGTACCGCAGGAACAGGGCCGTCTTGTCGCGCTTCTCGCTGTCACGGAAATAGCTGACGTGCGTGTGGAACGTGTGCGAGGAGTCGCCGGTGGTCCGGTGGCCGAGCCGATCCCAGCGCCGGACGGTCCTGCCGTCGGTGCTGTAGATGACCTCGCGGATGTCCTTGGTGTCCGCGGCGCCGGCCTGACACTGCGCCACCAGCCAGCTCGAGAACGTCTTCAGGTTGTGCGTCTTCCCGCCCCGCTCGAACGAGAACTCACCGATGTCCAGTGCTGCAGCGGCGTCAGTGAGACCGTTGCGGTCGCGTGACGACTCGACGATCGAGTAGCTCCCGCTCGACAGCTGACTGCGCCCGAGATGGTAGGAGTTGCCGGTGGCCGCGTGCGGCCCGTCCCCGACGATCCCCACCTCGGCGCCGGTCAGCCCGGGTACCTTCTCGATCAGTAGCGTGCGTGCGGCCAGCAGAGTCTGCGGTGCGTACGTCACGTGTCACACCTCCCCCTCTTCAGCGGACATCCTACCCGCGCTTGCCCCGGCGGGTGCGCGCTGCTCGCCGCGCCATCCTGCTGCGGGCGCCGGCCGAGACCCCGGCGTTGGCGATCCTGGCCGCCTTGGTCTTGCTCATGCCCTTGCGCCGCAGGGCCTTATAGACGTTCTGACGCGACTTCCGGACGTATCCGTACCGCCCACCACGATCACTGACCATGCCTCATTGTCTACCCGGCACCACATCCTGGACACACAGAACGGCCCCGGACTCCGAAGAGCCGGGGCCGTTCGCGGTAGCCGATGTTCGTCAGCCGCCGATGCGCCGACAGTCTACCGCGTGTCGCTGCTGTCGTGCATGTCGTGCGCGTGCTGCGTGTCGCCGTACCAGATCCACGCCCGGCGCGCTCCCGCGGTGGAGTCCTTGCACGGGTACCACCGGCGGTCGCGCCGGTTCTCCGCTACCCATCCGTACACCGGCACCTCCGAGCGCAGCACCGCACCGTCGTCAGCGGCAGCCTCCCTGGCCGCCGCAACCGCAGTGTCTGCCCAGTGCTCCTGCTCCGCGCTGACCGCGTACCACCACCGCATTAGGCGTCACCAGTCAGTTTGGCCATTGCCCTCTTCTCGGCCAGGTCGGCATCCCTGCCGGTCCGCACCATCAGGTACACCGTGACCCCGATGATCAGCGTCTGGGCGATGACCGCCACCCAGTATCGAGCGCCGTGCTGGTTCGAGGTGATGTCGAAACCGAGTCGCGCCAGATCGAACGCCACGGTCAGCATGAAGACCTTGTGCGCTGCGTCCAGCCGCCGGACACCAGCGTGCACTCCACCCCATGACAGAGCCACTGCCAGCAGGAAGATCGGGAACGTAATCCCGTCCAGCACTAGGTCGATTACATCAATAATCATGCCCCAACCTTACTGGCATAACTAGGAAGTTGTCTACCTTCCGGAGAAGCCACCGAGGCCCGTGACCGGCATGTGCCCGACCGGCTCGGCGTGCGTCGCCCCACCGCCGGACCGGTGCCGGTCCGCCCAGAACGCCATCGCGATCGAGTCACCGCGGTCGGGCGATCGGCCGAGCTGCTTCACCACGTCGTCCTTGGTCGTGATCTTGATCTTCGGCGGCAGGCCGCTGGTGACCTCCCACTTCGGGGTGGTCAGGTCCGAGATCATCAGGTCGTCCGGCGGCAGGCCGATGACCGGAGAGTTCGCCGGGTCCAGCAGCTCACGCAGATTCCAGTACGCCGCGGCGCGCACGTTGGTGAAGCCGAACTTCCCGGAGGCGTCACGGGTGGTGGCGCGCTCGGATCCCACGTACGCCAACGGTCGCTCCTGCGCCTCCCTGAGGCGATCGAACACCCCGGCCCCCACTCCGATGGCGTCCACGATCGCGCGCTCCCCGAAGCCCTGTACGGCAGCCGCGACGCGCATCGTGTCGCGCACTCGGTTGCCACTGAGCCACACCATCGGCCCGTCGCGGTGCGCGAAGATCGTCTCGTCGCCACCGCGGCCCACGTCCACCCCCGTCCAGCGGGGCCCGTTCATCCCTGGCCGACCGGCCTTGTCCCACACCCACCACCGCTCGATCGCCTGCTCCAACCAGACCAGCGGGATGACCGAGTCTTCATCAGAGGCGTGGAACTCCCCGAGTGCGCGGTTGTGGTAGATCGCGGAGTCGGCACCCCACTGCAACTTGCGCTGCTCGGCCCACTTGCGGGAGATCCGGCCGCCGGCGATGGCCTCCTCCAGCGTCACGTGCCGGACCCACCAGTCCTCGTACCCGGGCGCGCGCCGGTGGATGTCGTAGAACCGGCCGGACGGCGGCCCGGGGGTACTCATCGCGAACGCGTACGCGTTGTCGTCGGTGTCCGCACCGGCGTTGGAGAAGGCACCCTCGATCGAGTCCCAGGTGTCCGGCTCGATGATCTTCGCCTCGTCCAGCAGGTACAGCAGTTCGCGGGCGTGCGCACCCTCGATGCGTTCCGGCTGGTTCGAGGCCACCGGGGTGGCCGCGCCGTGCAGCAGCTTCAGCCGCAGGTCCAGCAGCTCTTTACCCGGCTTGAACGCCGGCCGGCCGAGCTTCTCGAAGTCGATCTTTCCTGCCCACTTGCGGATCTCCGGCCAGAGGTAGACCTCCAGGTGCCGCCAGGCCGAAGCGGTCGTGATGACCTTCCAGTCCTTGCCGGCCAGCTCCCGGGTCGTCGCGAACCACAACACCAGGATCGAACCGGTGAAGCTGTTGTGAGTAGGGATCATGTCGCGACCGGTCAGGTAGAGGTGCGAGGGACTGTCGACCTCGATGCACTGAGTCGGCCTGTCTTCGACGCGCCTGATATCCACGATCGTGTGCTGCGTGTGTCGACTTGCCTGCGCACCTCGGGGCGTCCAGTCGTAGCGTTCCAGCGTGTACGGATTGAAATCGAATCGAGCGGCGATCCGCCACTTCGGCCCGATCACGCGACCGTCGATCTTTGCTTCGCCCTCACGAACGCGAACCACCAGGCCCAAAGAACGCAGCAGCTCGGCCACCCCGTCAGCGAGCCGCTTACACGTCAGGGTGATCTCGTCCGACCCGCCAGTCTGCCGGTACCCATCGGAATCGAAGAGGCCGCGCACCAGTTCGCGCCGCTGCTCGACCGAAGCGCGCAGGTAGGCCATCGGGATGTGCTTGTTCTTGAGCAGGACCGACGCCCGCAACTGAGCCGTAAATCCAGGGATTCGATAAGAGCGGCAGTTCTCCATCTCTCCAGACGCAACGAAATGACCAGCGGGTAGGCGCCCGGCGATGTGCTCCGCATCATCGCGGTTGAGGCAGATCAGTCCGCCGTCCTTGGATCCGTCACCGAGCCACACCCCCAGCGTGTAGGGATCGATGGGAAGCGCGGTCGTCGATAGCTCCAGTTGCCGGGCGCCGGGAGTGCGCCAACGCAACTGACCAGATGGGGTGCGCAGATTCTCGGCCAGATACGAAGTGGTCCGCGTACGCGTCAGAGTCCAGTGATCACGCCAGTCCGTAACTCTGATGCCCTTCGGCCGGTTGTTCGTGTCGATGACGTTCCACTCATGCTCCCCGTGCACGACCTCGATCGCACCGTTCGCGAACTCCACCTCGTAAGTCGGCCCCGTCCAGATCGGAGATTTACCCACCACGCGGCAGACCTTGCCGCGCTCATCGAAGATCTGATCACCGATAGAGAGATCACCGATCGTGGACCAACCACACGGTGTAGGAATCATGGTGTCAAGTGTACTTGCTTTACCTAAACCATGGGGTCCGCGGACGGCGACTCGCTTATGATCTGACAAAGCATCCATGATCTCGCGCTGATAGGGCGCCAGCTTCACCTTGAGGCAGTCGTCCGCCCAGGTTGCCGGAGAATCCCACCATCGCGCCAGCTGCCCGCGGCTGAGGATCTTGCCGGCCAGGTCGATCTTCATCAGGCCAGCCCCATCCTCAGCGAGCGCAGCAACCGCAGCCGGTCCAGCTCGCGCTGCTGCCGCCGGCGGCGTTCGCGCTCACGCTCCACTTTGAGTTCGGCCCGGCGGCGTTGTTGCTCGGCAGTGATCTGCCTGCCGTTGCGCACGGCGTGACCGGCGGAGATGTCCGGCTTCCAGTGCGTGCGGCAACCGGTCGCCGATGGCACGTACGCCCGGCACGCCCCGCACGGGCGGTATCCCTGGCCGATCGGATTCATCCGACTTCGCCCTCAATGGTGTTCATGTCGATCGAGCCGAGGTACCGCTCCACCAGTCCCGGCACCAGCCGCTGCTGATCGGCGGTCAGGTGCAGCTCATCGATCAAGTTCGCCACTCGCATCGCAACCACCCCGCTCCACTGCTCGGCGGCCTCGATCATCCGATCGCTGATCCCCATGTCATGAGCCGTCTTCGCGAACTTCACGACCCGGTCACGCTCCGCGGCCTCCAGCGTGACCAGCGCCCGAACCGCCTCACCGCTGGCGTAGATCGTGCCGTCCTTGCCGGCGGCGGCGTACTGATGACCGATCAGCCCGGAGGTGTGCAATCCGTTCGCGTGCGCCACCGAGGTACTCGGCGCACTGGCAGGGTGCGCGTACGGGTCGGGACTCTCCTGCGCTTCGCCGCGCTCCACCTGTCGCTGCAGCAGCTCACCGTACGCCGCCGCCCGCAGCCAGGACATCTGCAGCATGCCGAGTACAGCTCGGCCAGGGTCGATCGTCGGGGTGCCGTTCGCAATCGCACTCCACGCGTTCACGGTCGCTTCTCCGATCGTCCGGGCCATCTCCGTACTCATCCCCGCGTGCAGCTCGCACGTCGGGGTGCCGGCGATCGCGCTCTTGTGACACGGCCCGCCGTGCCGGCGGTTGCCGGTGCACTCCAGCCGATCGTGCCTCTCGCAGTAGCGAGCACGGCCGGGGTTGAAGTTCTTGCCGGTACTGAGCCTGACCGTGCCCTTCGCCATGATGTCCACTCTACTGGCCGAGGGCGGACATCACCCGTCCGGGGCGGACACGAAAGCAGCCCCTCGATCCGAAGACCGTGGGGCTGCTCTCTATGGGGGAAGGGGACGGACGCGAACCGGACCCTCGCCGCCGATGCTACTCGATGTCGGCGTATGGCGGAGCCGGATCGAACTCCCCCGCCTTCACGCCCTTCACGAATGCGGCCCACTCGTCCGCCGTGAAATCCAGTGGCTGCCCTTCCGGGTGCTCGGAATGGCGCACGTAGGCACCGCCGGTGTAGCCATCGCCGCGCACCTCGACACAGTTGTTTCCGCCCGAGCCGTTGGAGAAGCTTGATTTCTTCCACTTGCCGTTCATCAGCATTCGCTTTACCTCTTCCTCAGGTGCACGCGCTGGCCGTGGGTCAGCGTCATGCGGTAGCCGGTCACCATTTCGTTCATCAGGTTGCGGTCGGACGAGTGCGCCAGGCCGAACTGATGCCCCAACTCGTGCGTCAGCAACCAGGTCCGGTTGCGGTTCGAGCCGTACCAGTTCACGTACTTACCGCGCCTGGCCTTGGCGGTGTCGATGGTGATCGTGCGCCCCTGCGACCAGCCCACCGGCCCGCTGCTCGCCTTGCCGACTCGGCCGGCGCGGAACGTGATGCACCGATACGCCTTGCCGGTGCAGGCCTTGACCAGCCGCATCCTGCTGGCCGTCCGCTTGTCCAGCCACTTCACCGCGGCACTCACCCGCCAGGCCGAGCTCGGGATCGCGTCGACCACCTCGATCACCCGTTCCCGGGCCGGCGGTTTGCTGCCGATCGAATCCCAGTCAGAGGCCACAGCCGCCGGGGCCGGTGCCGCCGCGGCCAGGGACACCAGCACCCCGATCACGACCGCATAGATCTTGACCTCGATCATTCCATGACCTCGAATCCGGCAGCCTCGAAAGCAGCTGCAACCAGAGCCCTGCGCGTCAGGAATCCGCCGGCGAACGTCACGTCAGCGAGGTCGTTGATCAAGCTGTCCGTGATCCGAACCTGCGTGGCTACCTCGATAGCCTCGTCGATGATCACGGACGGATCGCGTTGCCCGTCCGTGATGTCATACGCAGCCTGCCGCGCCTGCTGCCGCCGTTCTTCGATCGCGCTCACTTCGTGCCCACCGTCGGGATCACGTAGCCGTGCTCCGCGCAGCCGCCGGACAGACCCGCCAGGGCTGACATGAGCGGTCCGGCCAGCATGAGTGCCGCGCCGAACTCCTCGCCATCCTTCGGGGTGGAGTCCATCTGTGCCGCCAGGTCCATCAGCTCCACCCCGCTGGTCCGAATGTCCTCGTACCGGGAGTCGGCGAACATGCCCCGGATCTCCCGAATCTGTTCGGCGTCCCCCTCGGCACTGACCACCTTCTGGCCCGGGTTCTCGGCGATTGCCTTACAGATCGCTACTCCGCTGTCCATGCCGATCACCGGAATCCAGTGCGGCAGGGCGTTCAGCGAACGCACGAACATCGCGGTCCCGCCGATCGCAATCACCGCACCCACCAAGGCGATCAGCAATCCGTTCGCCCTCTGCCGCTCGACCTGCGTACCCCGCATCTTGACCCTTCCCTCTGATCTCGTCCCGATAACGCACCGAACCTTACAGTCATACCTAGGAGGTTGTCAATCATGTTCGCACGCTCACAACGAAAGGACCCCCGTAGCGGCAACTACGGGGGTCCTGCCTACTGCCGGTCGGTCAGCTCTTCGGTGCGGTGCTGGTGTTGATCGCCTCGATGCCGGTCTTGTTCGCCGCCCACCAGTCGACGGCGACCTTGCGCCGCTCACCGCTCGGGTCATCGAGGGCCCACGCGATCCGCGGACCGGTGCCGACCCGGTTACGTCCGACCCACGCGTCGTACTCAGCTCGGATCTGCGCAGCCGTCACGCCCTTGTCCCGGCCGGCCTTCTGCGGAACCAGATCGAGAACACCGAGCAGCGGGGCACCCTTGGCGTGCGTCTTCTTGAGCTTGCCGATCAGGTTGCCCTGCGGCACCCAGAAGCGCTTCACCTCGAACGGCAACTCCGCCTCGTGGGTCAGGTACTCGTCGGCGGTTCCCTTCTCCGGGTCACCCTTGCGCTTGAACGGGAACGACAGGGTGCCGCCGTCCAGCACGTACAGGTCGACCGTGTACAGCTCCCGGAACTCCCCGTCGTTGAACGGGTCGGGCTGCTTCGGATCGAACACCCGCGGGATCATGACCAGCAGGCGGCCCCGCAGCGTCTCGATCGGGGGGCTCGGGGTGAAGTCGCCACCGGTGAAATCGGAGGACGTCGCGAACGGGTCCTCCAGGTCGTGCGCCGAGACGAACGGGTCCTGTTGGGCCTGAGTGATTCCGGCCCCCCGTGCGTCGATAACCGACTGCTTTTCGGCAGTGCCAGCCGAGCCGGCAACCTGAGCAGCAGCGAACGGGTCAACAGCCACGTGATTCTCTCTTCCTGCGATACGGACGATTCGATGTTGCGGCGCTCCACCCCGCCGGGCGCCCGGCGGGGATTCACTTGTCGACTGTTAACCGGGCTTGGCTACCGGAGGAATATCGACCAACACGTGCCCCGGCGAGGAATCGAACCTCTATCTCCGTCGCGAGCGGCGCTCTGCCTATTGAGCTACTCGGGGCTTGGTGCGCCCCGCTCGGACAACATGCCATGCAAGGCAAGATTCCGAGCGGGGCAGTCAGATTCTGGTCGGCTGACTCCCGTCAGGTTCGTACGGCTCTTCGGTTTCCCGGGGAGGTAGTACCTGCAACTCCGTCCCCCTCTTGCTCAAAAGCCTACACCGACACCAGTCCTAATCGCAACTGCTACTTGTCGTACACGAGAAACCTCCTCAACTGAATCAGTTCAACTCAGGTTCGAGTTGACGGACACGCTCCTGTGCCAACTCGATCAGCTCCGGCGCCTCGTGCACGCCGGCCTTCACGATCTCCGCCCAGACCGCGCTGCCCTCGGCCAGAGAGGACACCGACCCGATGCGCCGGGCGTACGCCTCCACCACCGTGAGCACCGGCGCCGGCCGCAGCAGCCCCCAGGTCTGCGCCTTGCTCTTCGCCTCCGAGCGCATCCGGTCCACCCGGTGGCACAGCTCCAGCGCCTCGCGCCCCCGCTCCAGATCCACATTGAAAAAGTCCACGCCGTCCGGGTCGCCGGTGCTCGTCTCGGCATCGGCATAGTGCAGACCGTTGACCGGCATCCACGCCACGACCGCGAGGTCCTGCGCGACCGGCGGCATCTCGACATAGCAGCACTTCGCCCGGTCCCACATCGCATCGGCCATCGCGTACGCGGCCAGCTGCGCAGAGATCTCCAGCCACGTCCAGAACTTCTTCTGCGACTTCAGGTCACCGATCCGTAGTGGCATGCCCTCGGTCATCTCGTCCATCAGGATCCGGTCGAGTGTGCCGGCCAGCCCGTACCGCAGCACGACCACCTTGCGTTCGATGAACTCCGGCAGGACCACCAACCCCTGAGCGCTCAGGCCCTCGGAGTAGTTGCGGATCTTGCCGTGCCACACCTTCCGGGCGTAGTGCATCAGTCCGAGGTCGTCGGCCTCGGTGAAGCCGTGGAAGGCGGTCCCGAGGTTCGCTCCCTCATCGGCGCCCACGGCGGCGAGCACCTTGGCCGCGATGGACTCCAGCCTCTCGCGCATCGCGCGGTCGTCCGACCGGTCGGTGGTCGCCACCGTCGCGCACGCCAGGTCGTACAGGTCCGGCCGCTGCACGAACCCGAGCACCAGCAGCCGCTGATGCCAGAGGTCCAGCGCCCGCGCCTCACCGATCGCCTTGACCATCGTCGTGACCCGCTGCCACCCGCCCGGCCGCTTCCCACCGGTGATCAGCTCACCGTTCGGTCCGATCGTCAGATCGGGCAGTCGGTAACGGCCCGCGGTGATGCGCTCCGGGTCGTCGCCCCCGCCTCGCAGCTGCGAGGGTGAGGCGAACGGGTCATCGTCCGCCCCGCTCCGGTGATCAATCGGCATTGCGCATCTCCTCCTCCAGCTGCCAAACCGCCATGCCACGGTGCGTTTGCCAGCGCCGACATCCGCACTCGTCTGCCAGCTCCTGTGCTCGCATCAGGATCTTGTCGGGATCGAGGATCGGCTCAATCGGCATGCTCGGCACACTCCCATTCCCCATACCCGTCGGACCTGATCAGGTCCCCCGGCTCGATGTCATCGCCACAGTGCGTGCACTGGCCGTAATACGAAGCCTCGAACTCCACCGGCGCATCAGCCTCGCCGGGTGACAGGAACGGATCGTCGCCGTTCATTACTTCCCCCTGTCGAGCGCCGGCGTTCCGATGACCGGCTCGGTCGCATAGAACCAGCCGAGCTGGCCCCGGCGCCCGTACACCTTCATCCGCTGCCTGCGCTTGACCGCCAGCCAGCGCGCCGTGCACATCGCGAAGTACCAGCTATCGACTCCGTCCATGCCTATCTCCCCCTGTCGTCGTGCAGTTTGCTGATCGGGCCCTTGTACGGCGAACGCGGATTGACGCAGAGTTCCCGGCGCTTGGCGCCGCACGTCGGGCACGGGTGCTGCAGGCGCTGATCACGCAGGGACATCGGGCTCACGATCCGAGAAGCCCGGCGACTGATGTTCGGCGACACCACCCCCTGAGGGCCGTGATCCTTGCGCCAGCCCTTGTCATCGATGCCGCCGCCGCGGGTGCCGGAGATGCTCGGCATGCCGCGGGTGTGCTGATGCAGGCCGGCGAGGATGTTGTGGATCATGGTCACACTCACGCCATACTCCATGGCCAGCACGTTCATGCCCGCCCCGCCGGGGCCCGAGGTGGCGTAACGCTCCCGGATCTTCAGTGCCTGCTCCCTGCTCAGCGGACTGTCCCTGCTCATCGGCCGGCCCTCGCTTTCACGAAAGCCACCAGGGGATCGATAACCCTGGCCGCGGTGCCGGCGTCGATCGCCTCTGCCACCTCACCTTTGGTGATCAGCTCGCCGGTCGCGGTGTACGGGAGGTCGGGGCGAGCGGGCGTGAACACGTCGCCCTCGACGCCGCCACTCCACACCGCATCCCGGAAGTGCCCGAAGCGCTGCGCCAGAGTGAGCGCCGCGGCGGTCGCCGGGTCCTTGCGCCACCTCGCCTTCTTGGTGGTCAGCGTCTGCGTGCCGAAGCCACCGCGCTCGGTGGCCTCCTCCTCTGCCCACGCCAGCGCCATCTCGAACGGCAGACCGAGGTGCTCGGTCATGGCGGCGGCAGCGAACCGCTGACCGCGGCTGACCGTCTTGGCGCACCACACCACGTCGTAGGTGCCGGGCTCGCCCTGAAGCGAATCAGCCAGGAAGACATACCCCTCCGTGCCGGCCGAGAGCCAGTACGTGCCGTCCGTCGTCTTGCCCCAGGTCCGCTTGCTGTCTCGTCCGAGTGGGTCGAATTCCCGAGTGTCGGCCGGGCCCACGTACCAGGCCGGCGCCTCCGGAGTCCCGGACCCGATGTCCTGCGGCTCCTCTTCCAGCAGGAGATCTTCCAGCTGAAGCAGGGACAGGTCTTCGCTCACGTCCTCCGGCAGGTCGTCACGGGTGGATAGATCCACCAGCGACTGCAACCCGTGCATCCGGCTCACGCCGACCACGTCCATGATCAGCGCATGCCCGCGGTGCTCCGGCTTACGCGACAGGTCGGGACGCAGCACCCGGCCCACCATCTGCTGATACAGGCCGCTGCTCTTGGTCGGCCGGGCGATCACCGCACAGCTGACGGTCGGTTCGTCGAATCCCTCGGTCAGCACCATGCAGTTGCTGACCACCTGCGTCTGTCCCGACTTCAGCCGAGCCAGGATCGCGCGCCGCTCATCCCGGGCCAGCGCACCGTGCACCACTTCGGTGACGATGCCCTGAGCATTGAACGCCTCGGCGAACGCGTACGCGCTGTCCACGGTCGGCGCGAAGATCAGACCCTTGCGATCGGCGGCATGCTCGACGTAGGCCTTGGCCACGATCTCCGGCGCCATGGCGTCCACCAGCGCCTCACCGAGGGCGCCCTCCTGGTAGTCGCCGCCGGACTGTTTGACCTCTTTCAGGTTGAGGTCCGGCACCTCGACGCGCTTGCCCTTCACGTCCAGCAGGTAGCCGGCCCGGATCAGGAAGGCGATCGAGACCCGGATGGCCACGCTCTGCCACACGTCCGAGAGCTTGCTCTTGTCCCCGCGCACGAGGGTGGCAGTGAAGCCGGCAGTGATCGGGTGCCCGTGCCAACCCGGGCGGCACGCGGTGCCGCAGACGACCGGCTCGCCGTCGGCGTTGAGCGCGCCGAAGTGCTGCAGGATCGTCTGGTAGGTGCGCGCGGTGGCGTGGTGACACTCGTCCACCACGATCAGCCCGACGTTGCGGATCTTGTCCCGGCGCGCAGCCGAGCGCAGGGACTGCACACTGGCCGAGATGATCTCGGCGTGTACCTCGTTCTGCTGCGCCTTGACGATGCCGATCTTCCTATTGGGGTTGACCATCGACATCTTGTGAGCAGCCTGATTCACCAGCTCATCAGTGTGCGACAGGATCAGCACCCGCTTGCCGGGGTTGGCGCGCAGGTACTCATCGGCCAGGTGGGAGAACACAACGGTCTTGCCGGCGCCGGTCGCCAGTACCGAGGCCGGCCGCCACACCCCCGCGTCCCATTCCTGGTGGATGGCCCGGATCGTCTTGGTCTGGTAGTCCCTTAAAAGCCTCAAGGCAGACATTTAGATGTGCCTCCAGGTCTTCCGGTTGCGGATGTCGTACACCGTCGTTTTGCTAATCGGGAATCGTTCAACCAGGTTTTTCGCCGGCTCCTGACTTACTCGAATTGTCCTGACTTGATCTTCGGTCAGTTTGTGCATGGGGTGCGTCTCGCCGAGCGGGCGCACTCCGTGTTCCAGCTTGTCCGCCTCGTTCTCGAACTTCGTTGCCCAGCGCAGATTAGTCACGCGGTTGTCTGTGCAGACACCGTTTCGATGCGCAGCATGATGATCCCGAGATGGGCGCGGGCCGAAGAATGCCTCACAGACCATGACGTGAGTACTGACTTGCTGCCAGCGGCCTTTATCGAAGGTCGTGAACCGGAGATACCCACCCGTCCCAACGAACTGCCGAAGAGGCTTGCCGCGCTTGCCGAGGATCGTTCCGTCCTCAATGGCGAAGTAACCAGGATGCGACGGGATGGGCTTCGCGAGCGCGCTCACTTCCACACCTCAACGACCGGACCGAAGTTGTCATCGATCCACTCCCGGCTCTGGTTCGCGGTCGTACCGTCGTTCCCCAACCAGCGGTACCGACCGGGAGCCGTACCGTCGTTCCCCAACCAGCGGTACCGACCGAAATCGGTACGCGTCCACGCGTCTCCATCGCGGTCGATCAGGAAGTCCGGCTCACCGCGCTCGGTCACCTGCACGAAGTCCCGCCGGGTCCGGCGCAGTTCCTCAGTCAGCTCGGCAACGCGCATCTCGGCAAGCGCGAGACGGCGGAGAACCAACTCCTGTCCCCACATCCAAGCCTTGATCGTCTCGTCCGTGGGGCGGACTGCTTGCGGCGACAGGTCGAGCCCGGCAGCCCACGAAGGCCTGCCGGGCTCACTGCCCTGCTCATTCTTCTTCTCGGTCATGCTCCTATTGTACCGACACCAGTCGTGATGTCAACTGACTGTCAGGCTCCGGAGGCCCGCTTCTCGCAAAGTTTCGAGTGCGATCCGTACTGCTCCCGGCACATCCGGCAGCACCATTTCCCCTGCTTGTTCCGTGCCCGTCCGCACACGCACTTCCCGGCGAGAGAGTTCCCGATCATTCGCCGGAACTCGCGCTGCCCTTCGGTCTCCGTCATGACCAGCTCACCTTCCAGGGTTTCCAGACCCACGAGCCGTTCGACTCGGGGAGGGGTTCGTTCGCCGCGGGCCCGCAGTGCACGAGCACCCGGCGCCGGCCGAGCATCACCGCGACCGGGATCGCGTTCGTATCCGGCGTGCTCGCGGTCTGCATCGAGGTCAGGTGCCAGTGCGCCGATTTCGACTCGTCCGGCTCGGGACAAACGTACGGGTAGAACCTCTTCTGTGCGTCGAATCCGCCGAGCCGCGTCCACAGCTCGTTCGCGCACCCGATCGCCCGGTCCTTCCCGTCGTACTTCCACTTCCCGCCCGCCGCCTCGCACTTCTGCGGCCCCCGCTTGCTCCCCGCGGGCCTCGCCCACTTCACGATCACCCCGTCGATGATCGCCTTCACGGCCTCGGAGACGGGGTTCACAGCCTGTCCTTGAGCACCAGCGGAACCCACGGAAGGCGCTCCATCACCCTGTCGTCACTGACTTTGATCAGCGCATCGAGCGCCCCGGACGGACCGGTCACTTCGGCGACCATTCCGGGGCGCTTGTCCCACCACACTCGCCAGAGCCGGTGCTGCCTCCGAGCGCCACGCCATCCCCACGAATCGACACTGCGATCCGTACCGACCGCACCCGCCATCAGACCTCCTCCGTTCGCAGGAGAATGAAGTTCGTGACCAGCAGAAATCCACTGATCTCGTTGCCCGATTTGATCTCCTTCTCGATCTCCCGAACCTGATCGAGATGATCGATCGGCCTGTCCACAGCGACCTCGCAGCTACCCATCCGGCCGGCGAACGCGTACGTCACGTAGTAGACGCGCCTCACGACTCCCCCTCGACCCTCATGACCTCGATCGGGCCGAGGCCGGCACCTTCCAGCACCGCCGCCGCGTCTTCCGCCCAGCTCCCGAGCACCTCGATCGGATCGATACCACCGGGGACCCGTGACCGGTGCCCGTTGACCTCGTCAACGGCCTGACCGGCCGGACCACGCAGCGTCTCCACCTCGCCGTCGAGGTTGTACATGTGATACGAACCGTCTACCTCATTCTCGGCGTTCCGGCGCCCGACCAGCATCAAGCGCATGTACCGCTGCTCTTTCGCCGCATACTTTCGACCCCGAGCCTGTCGGCACCGACCACCGCCGCAGGCCCTGCATCGGTCGCCGTTCTCGGGATCGTTCGGTCCGGGATGCCACGCATACTTCTCTTCGTCCACGTGCCAGTCACCGAGGTACGCGTGTTCGATAACGGCCTCCTCGCCGCCGACCTCGATGGTGTCCCCAGCGACCAACTCGCGCCAACGCCGCGGCTCCCACCCGACCGGACTGGCGGCGGTCTCCCTGGTGAGTCGGTCCTCCAGCTCCGTCACCCAGGCGACCAGCGCCTGCCCCTCCGGAGTCAGCGGACCGTCGGCGTGCGCCACAGCCCTGGCCGCCTCGACCAGGTGCAGCACGATCGCGTATCCCTCGATCATGTCCACACCTCGGTGACCCGACCGTATTTGCTCTCGATGTAGGAACGAGTGCGGATCGCACCTGTCGGAGTTAGCTGGAACTCATCGGGGCCGACTCGATCCCACCGACCGTCGCCGGCATCGATCAGCGCGATCGGTTCCCCCTTGCGCTCCGGCTCGCCACCGAACGCCCGCTTCAGCTCGGCCAGGTGATCACTGCCGCACCAGCCGCAGCCGTTGTCCACCTGATCACGCAGCAGCGACCCTCGGTCGTCACCGATCAGCTCATTCGCGCACTCCAGCAGGTCGGTCACTGCCTTGATCGGCTGCACGCCGTTGAGCATCGAGACGGTCAGCGCCGCGTCCTCCGGCGCGAACATCACCCCGATGTACTGGTCGCCGCGGTAGACGTTCTGCGCCTGATGCCGGCCGACTCGGTAGGTCTCGCTCACGGGGTCACGTCCTTCACGAGTCGGTAGCCGGTGTGCGTCGGCTTGAAGCGGGTCAGCTTGATCGGGCGCGGTGCGTACTTCCCCCAGATCGCCCCGCCCTGGGAGTTCACCCGGGCCACGATCGCGCGGCCGAGCAGCTCATCGATCGCCACGACCTTCAGGTAGCGCGGCTCCGGGTTGCGCTTGTCGTTGTCCAGCCAGACCTGTCCGACCTTCACCTCGTGCGGGTTGGCGCCGTCGGGGTGCGTGTCTTTGTGCCACCCGCACATCGAGCCGAACGAGACTTCGCCGTACTCGGCCGCCCGCGGCTCACCCTGCAGCCACTTCACACAGATGTGCTCGGGGTACTGGGTTCCGTCGCCGGGCTCATGCGGATGATCTCGCGACACTCCGCTCCCGGTCACAGCGTGCGCTCCCATTCCTCGAACGCTGTGAGCGCGTTGGCCAGCGAGCACGGATCGAGGCTGCTGCCGCCGCACGTTTCCGGCGCACACCCGCCCTGGTGGTCGAGCCGGGCGGCCAGGGCAACCCGCACCAGCAGGTTCATGCCGTCGGAGGCCGTGCCGTCCAGGTCGCACCGGAGGACTTCCACAGCCCAGCTCAGCATCTTGTCGGCAGGAAACTCGTTCCTGTCGGCGAACTGCGAGACGTACCGCATCGTCAGCTCCAGGCCCTTGAGGCCCTGCGTCTTTCGCATCTGCGTCATGCCACGTTCACCCGGTCGAGACCCTGAGCGTTGCGGACAGCGTGAGCCTTGGCGTCCTTCAGGCGGGGGTGCGGCGCGAGGTTGATACGGACCTTGCCCCGGTAGAGGTCGTAAACGAAGCCGCTTCCGTGCGGGATTCGCCTGATCGAGTAGTCGCGACTCACGTAGGTGATTCGCCACTGATCGAACGATCCCGACTCTGTCGGCTGCCAACGCGGGCCGGGCACGGTGGTAGGGATAGAGGTGTGCAGGTGACCATCGGTGGTCTGCCAGATCGACAGGTCCATGGTCACGCCCGGGGTGGACGTTCTTGGTTGCGTCATGCCGAGCACCGTACCCCCGGATCAGTTGTGATGGCAACTGATGATCCCGTAGGGTTGTCGCATGGCGACCAAGGTGCAGACACAACTACTGGTAAACCTGCTCACCCGGCAGCGTGCCGACGCTCTTGCGGTGGTGATGGGTGAACCGCGGGCCGAGATCCTCCGGCGGGCGCTGGAAGGCGGAGGGCTCGGCCAGATGGAACGGGAGCACGCCCGCGCACTCAGGTACCTCAGCGCCGAGGGTATGCAGCTCATGCCAACCGACTCTGATCGAGAGTTCGCGGAGCGTGTGGCCCGAGACGGATTCAAGCTGGCCGATCTTCGGGAGATGACGGCCTACCCGGCGCCCGAGCAGGGATAGAGTCAGCGCTCCCG